CAGATCTGTTAGACCTCACTTTGAAATAGGACTAAGTCATTGTACGTTTGATATTGAATCTACAAGTGCTGTTTTTCAAGATTTAAGTAAAAGTCCTGATCAACCAGTTGCGCCTTCAATAAGTATTATGTATGAAAGCGTTCATGACCATAAAAGCTATTATGCCAATAGTATTCCAGATGGTAATGAAGATCCAACCAATGGTCAACTTCTTGCACAAGGTGTTAAAGATGCTATAGTTGGTTCTGTTGCAAATAAAGTAGAAGGGGCTTTACAAAATACTCTAGATAACGTTAAAGGTAGATTACTACTGGGTAACGTATATGGTTTAAATGCAGCTTCTACAATTCAAGATGCTATTAGAGCCGGTAGCATAAATGGAATAGCAAATATTGCTGGTCAAATAGGTGCAGAATCTAGACCTCCTATTTCTCCAGATCTTCCACCCAATGTATATCCGGATCCTACTCAATTAAAGTATGGTCCAGCAGGTAGCATAACCCCTAATAATATATATGAAGATGGTCCTGCTACATCAAGTAGGGGAAAGGATCCTTCAGTTTCTAGAATTCCAAAAGATTTAGGCAACGCAATTGAAAGAAGAGTATGAAACAAGCTGAGCTTATAAATGACAATATTAGAGATACACATTGGCTAGGAGAAGTAGTGGACAATCAAGATCCACTGTATAACGGTCGTTGTAAAGTCAAGGTGTTCGGTAAGTTCGATACTATTCCAACGGAAGCTATTCCTTGGGCATCTCCAATAAATAGAAACTTACCCGGTTCTCACGCTGTACCAAGAATCGGCGATATTGTCGGTGTTAGGTTCGACAATGGAGACATCTATCATCCAGAATACTTATTTCAGGTTAATCAAAATACTGATTTAAAAAATGATGTGCTTTTAAATAGCGAAAGGCCATACGATGTTGTATCTTTGGTCTATGATGCTGAGAGAAACGTAAGAATCTATTGGTCACCCGAAGATGGATTAGTCATGACAACTGGAGAGTCCCAAACTGCCCAGCCTATGATTAGATTCTCTCCTGACGGTGAGATATTCATCAACTCTGATAAGATATACATCGCTACTTCGGGTACCGATACGACTGAACCTGCTGTTAAGGGTCAAACTCTTGCTGAACTTCTATCAGAGATTATAACTCAGTTTAATGGCCACACTCATCCAACAGGTGTTGGTCCTTCAGGTCCTCCTCTACCCCCTCAGTTACCAGCTATGATTAATTTACAAAATCAAATAGGCCTTAATGAAGGTCCTGGCTTTATCCAGCAAAAATAATATGGCATGACACTCGAACAATTAACTAATCAATATGGTGAATCATATGTCTTATATAGTGGTGATCGTAGACAAGTTATTTCTGAAAGACTAATAGATGCATGCCAAGATCTATTAAGTAGGGACTTAAAGTCCGGTAATGGTAAAATATTTAAATTTACAGGTGAACATGATTTTTCTGAATTTAAAGAAAAACTAAGAAGTCACTTTGGAAGCAAAGACGCAGAAATGTCTGCTGCTGAATTAAATTTTATTTTTTCAGGTAGAAAAAAGACAATAGAGCAACTTACATATGATGTAATACCAGATCAATTTGAGAATATAGTTATTGAGAAAGTAATTGCAGGATATGATAACGAGAATCGTACATTATATGAGATGCTTTTAGGTTTAAGTAATACTAATCCTAATAAACGTCCTATTAGAAACAGCGGAGGCAACAATCAAGTAACTTTTAATTTTGAAAGATTAGAAACGAGATGTAAACAATACGTTGAGGATTTTTCGGTTTATGTATATGGTAAAAAAATAGTAGGTGAAGAATATGAAGAAGATATACTTTTACATGGTAATCAAGTCATGGCCACTGAAACTTCACCAGAAGGTATAACATATACCGTAGAAAAGTCAGGAGATTTACCTAGTGATGAAAATGCTAGAGAAGAAATGTTAGCTGAAAGAATTCAAGAGCTAGACGAGATGATAGAAAGCGGAGAAGTCGCTAGATATGAAATAGAAGGCTTTAGTAATAAGACTATAATTAAAACTTACTTTAAAGTGCTTGAAGATTATGAAGGTAAATTTAACATTGATACTATACTATAATGTCATTTGAAATCTTTAAAACAAATATGACTTCTTTTTTCTTAAACACTAAAGAGTCTGATTTACCAACTCCAACAATAGAACAGGAGGACCCTAATAATTTAGGAGAAACAATAGAAGTTTTAGATATAGATGCCGAGTTAACTAAAATAGCTAGAAAAATAACTGACGAGTATCATTTAGCTATGGCGTCTGCGATTCAAGAAAGTGGAGGGACTTTTAGGCCTATAAACCCTGCAATATACAACGCCGGTATGAATAGCGCAAAAGAATTAATATTTGCGGCTATATTAGCAGTCCTTATTACTATGCATAAAAAAGGAGCTAAACCATCTACTGTACTTATGTTACCGATTGGTGCCGCTGTAATTGCATATTGGACAGTTGCTTTATCGCCTGGGTCATTTTTACCAGTTCCTATGCCATTTGCTCCACCATACACAGCTCCTTCACCGGGTACTTTAGTTCTTTTTCCTGGAAATCCAAGGCCTATAGTAAAGGGATTTAAGGATGCTTTTTCTAAATATGATAACGAACGGGACTTTAATGTTGCTCTTTCTAATATGCTAGATGATATAATAAAGGGATTTAAGGATCACCTTGCCACAGTAAGCGGTATATATGTTGGCTTAGTACCGGCTGGTCTTGTTTTAGTACCTACGCCAACTACATGGAAAGGAGTCAAAGTTCAATGATATATAATATGTTACACCTTTAATATAAAAAATAAATGTCACAAAAAAAATCAAGGCCTAGAATCAATAAGAAGGCCATCGAGGAGGTTGAAGTAACCCAACCAGAGTCAACGACTCAAGAACAAACTGAAGTAAAGATCGAAAACGAGAGAGATCGCTGGACACTTGATAGCGGCGAGTTTGACTGGGACGGTTATGCTGCGGATTGTCCAAAAACCCTTAGAACATCTAATCCTCATGTTAAAACTCAGGGTAATGATAAGGTATTTTCTAGAGAGTCATATGCCCAAGAGTTCTATGACATTCTAATCAATAAGGACAAAGAAAAAGACTTTGTTCCTAAGTTGAAAGTTGGAACTATCTATGACGGTAAAGTTTACGGCATCAACGAGACTCACGCTACAGTCGATGTAAACTATCGCCAACTTGTCTTCGTTAAGCTTTCTAAGGAGGATCCTCAATACAGAGATGTCAGACCAGGGGAAGAAGTTTCAGTTCTCATAACTGAAGGGTCTAACGATGATGAAAGAGGCAACATTATAGGAACCATATCGGGTGGTATGCGTCAGCGTATCTTTATGGACCTAAGAGAAGGCATCGACTCTGCTGACACAGCTTGGACTGGCGTTGTCAAAGAAATGATTTCTGCTGGAGGATATGTTGTTAACGTACAAGGCGTAGGCTGCTTTATGCCAGGTTCTCTTGCCGGTATCAATAAGCTCCATGACTTTGAAGCCATCGTTGGCCAAGAAATTTACGTTGTACCTGTTTCATTCTCACAAGACAGAGGCACAATCGTTGTCTCGCACAGAAAGTACTTACAAGCTATGATTCCTGTCGAGATTTCAAAGCTTCGTGAAAACATTACTGATAGAATTACAGGTAAGGTCACCGGTACCGCAAAATATGGTGTCTTCTGTGAGTTTAATACTTGCTTGACAGGTATGATTCATGTTAATGATTTAGATGAAGAAACCTTTAAGAGACATAAGTCACAGAGCATTAAGCCAGGTGAAGAGATTGAATTCTTGGTCAAAGAGATTGTATCTAACACTAAGATTACTCTAACTCAAAAGACACTTGAGGAAACTAATCCATGGATCAATATACTTGAAAGATACAAAGTTCCTAGTGTAGTTGACGCAAAAGTTAAAGCCGTTAAGGACTATGGTATCTTTGTAACTCTTGAAGAAGGCGTTGTTGGTTTACTTCATATCAGTGAAGTCGGAGAAGACCTAATTAAGGTATTCAAAAACGGAGATAACATTACTGTTCAAGTAACTAGAATCGATCCAGAAACCAGAAAGGTATTCTTGAAGTTACCATCATAATATGATGCCATAGTTAGACTGATATATACCATAACAAAGATATATCGGTCTAGATGAACAAACTTCATAAAAATTCTAATAGAGAGGAGATACTTAACGCTTCGTTATGCGGAGTAGAGTTCGAGTTTTATTCCAAATTGGGCCTAAAAGAGACTACCAAGCAATTGGAGAATCTTTTAGGCCGCTCTATTAGTATAGAAGATAAGGCTCACTCTGATTTTGAACCAACCGATAAGGAGTTCAAGATCGAGCCTGACATGTCAGGAGGTAAGGGACTAATGGAATTAGTTACTGGCGCTATGCCTTATAGAAATGCCAGAATTATGATGATTAAGGTGTTAAGCTGGATCAGAGAAAATGGTTACACAACTGAAAGATCTGGTATTCACCTTAACTTATCGTTTGATAAAGACTATTTAGAAGATAAGAATATGGTATCTAAGATGAACACCCTTAAGTTTATCTTGGACTTCAATGAGAAACAAGTTTATAACCTATTTCCAGACAGAGAAAACTCTGTTTATGCTAAAAGCATTAAGTGGGTTATGCCAAAGGTTGATGCGTTCCACTATGACTCAGTCAATACTTCTATTCATAATTACGATTTCCCGGATACCAAGTATTATGGAATCAACTTTGAGAAGAAGCTTAAGAACTATCTAGAGTTTAGATATCTGGGCGGAAAGAACTACGAGCAAAGACAAGATGATATCTTCTATCTTTGGGAGTCCTTTGTTATGACTATTTGGAAGTCATGTAATAATGCTAATTTTACAGAAGAGAATAAATTAGAGCTTCGTAGAATTTTACACAAGAACGAGCCGGTTGCCCTTTCTTTAAGAGACTTTAGAAACGTAAATAAGAATTGGCCTAAGATAGAAATTCTAGTGGATCTTAACGATCATGGCGAGACTATCGACATGTATTGGGATCGTATGAAACATAGAGTTATGGATCTAATAACTAAAGGCGGCATGACAGAGGGAATAGTTAACTATGACAGCGATATCTCTCATGTCCAAATTAAGGACGGTAAGTTTCCAACTTGTTTTCAACTTGAAGGTTACGACTTTGTCGACTGTGAGATTCGTGGCAACGTAGAAAAAAGCGACCTATTTGGTTGCAAAGTTGAAGGTTCTATGCTAAATAGATGTAATTTATATCAATCCACAGAAGTTAAAGAATCTAAAGTGGAATCGTGTTTTGTCCATGGTAGTTGTACTATCGTTAATAGTTTTGTCTTTGGTAGAGATGGCATATTTAAGGGTAAAATGAAGGGTGGCATATTTAGAGAAGGAATGATAACTAAAGATTCTAGGTTTGAAGATGACGTAGAAGTCGTAGTTACTAAAAAAATAAAATCATAAGATGAGTGAAATCAGAAGCGGCAACGAAAGTGGCTTAAATACTCCTAAAAGTTTTGGTGAAGATTGTCAAGATCTATTCTTAGACGAAATTGCCGATGAGCTTACGGGAGCATGCATGATTCCTGTTAACCTTCCTAAGAAGGAGGTCTTAAACATTATAAAGAGAGCAGTTAAGTGGTTCTATAAGAACTATGAATATTCTGTTAAGGAAAACTATTACCACATCCCTAATAGTGTATTTAGTACTGACTATTTTAAAGCTCACAGGGCTTTACATTTACCACAAGCTGCAAACGATGGATCAGGTATGGTCTTCTCTGTTTATGGTCTTTATGATTTAGCTAGTGGTTGGAACCAACCGGGAGGAGGCTTAGATTTAAGATTCGAGAGCGGATCTGACTTCGCATTAGAGAGAATGCTTTTCAGAAACGTATACGATGGTGATGGAGCTGCTCGAGGTGCAGAAGAATTACAATACTATGTAATTAATCAATCTATGGTGGATCTATCTAGACAGATCATGGAGAACCCTATTTCGTTTCACTTCTCACAATTAACTGGTGAACTTAAGTTTATGGGAGATACACCTAAGGGTGATGTTATACTTGAAGTTTACGAGACTATTCCTAATTGTGCGCTCTACTCTGATGAGATATTCTTTAGGTATGTTGCTGCTAAGGTTAAGATATCGTTGGGATCTAAGCTTGGTATCTTTAAGTTTGCTTTACCAGGTGGAGTTGAATTTGATTATTCTGAAATTAAGTCAATGGGAGAAGAAGAACTTTCAACGGTAATAGAAGAAATAAAAGGAGATGAAGGTGTCGATTGGATGATGCACTCATAAGCTAAATAAAAAAGTTGAATAGATACTAGATGGAACTCTATATCAAGACAATAGGCGACCCTAATTTTGACCCGGTCAAAGTACAAAGCAATAGCGAGATAGCTCAGCTTATGACTCAAATAGAGACCATACTTTTTACAAATAAAAGAGAGGTTTTAGGAAAACCACAATTTGGATGTAACCTTGAAGATTTGGTCTATTCTCTTAATTATAACAATAATCAGATCAAAGAAACTATAGATGAGCAAATTGCGATGTTTTGTCCTCTTGCCCAAAAATATAACGTATCGGCTGAAGTCTCTTTTGTAAAAGGTACTGCAAGAGATATAGCTTACATAGATATAACTATAGATTCTAAATACCTATTACAGGTCTATATAAATTAAACATAACCATATAATGGCTGAATTTAAATTTTTAGATACGACACGAGCAATAGCTTCTGACATTGTGGCAGATGCTAGGACTTATATAAGTCGTATTTATGGTAGAGCAAATACTCTATTTACTACAGCTTCTCCCTTCTCACAAATATTAGAGGTTATGTCTGAGATAGGAGAATTCTTAATGTTCTATGTTGAGGATGCAACAGTAGAGCAAAACATTTACACTGCTCAGCAGCCTGAGTCTATTTATGGACTATCTAGACTTGCAGGTCATGATCCAACTAGGGGGTTTGCAGCTTTCGGCGAAATTACATTTAGATGGGCGGCTGGAGTTGATCTAAGTAAAGTTGTTGGAGATGCTATCAACATACCTGCAAATACTAAGATAAAATTCGATCTCAATGGATTATCCTATATGCTTAGAACCAATAAAGATCAGTTTAGAATAGAAAAATCTAATAATAGTACATTTACTTGTTCTATCATACAGGGAGAAATAGAATCTCAGACCGTAACTGGAACAGGTGAGAAGTTACAGTCATTTAATATTCAAACTGGAGGATTAACTGACCACAACTTGGTTTCAGTATCTGTAAACGGAGAGTTATGGACTAAGTTTAATTCGCTATATGAGATGTTACCTTCAGATAAAGGCTATATCATCAAAACGGGTATCGGCGGCGGCCTCGATGTTTACTTCGGCAATAGTAACTTTGGTATGATGCCTGTTTCTGGTTCTTCTATTGAAATAGAATATATTAAGCACGACGGTGCAAAGGGTAACTTAGACGATTCAACAGATCTCACCTTTAAGTGGGTTGATGAAGGATCTGATGCTTTAGGTAATTCATATGACTTAAATAAGTTTTTACAAGCCAATGTTACTTCTTCTCCTAAAATGGGAGCTGACAGAGAATCAACTGAATTTACTAAGTTAATTGCTCCAATGGCATCTAAGAGTTTTGTGTTAGCAACACCTGATCATTACGAGTATTTCTTAGGTAGATATGGTATTTTCTCTTATATCGATGCATATAACACAGTTGACGACCAATATATTGATGATGATAATGTCATTTACATATTTGCAATTCCAGACGTTAAGCGAAAGCTGGCTAAGAATTTAGATTACTTCTCATTGCCTATTAATGAAATGTTCTTTGATGCTAATGAATATAGTGCTATGGCTGGTGTTTTACAAGAATCTGGTCAGCAAATGGTTACTACAGAAGTTAAGTTTGTAGAGCCTAAAGCTAGATATTATTCTATGGATATTTCGGTTAGATATTTTGAGGGCTTTAGAAAAGAAGACATATTCAACGACATAAGAGATGTTGTATCTAATTACTTATTGAACGTGACGAGAAGAGATAAGTTACCGAAGTCTGATATCATCTATATTTTAGAAGAAGTTGAAGGCGTAGATGCAGTTAACGTTACTTTCGTTTCTGAAACCGAAGAAACAGCAAGAAGATTAGGCTACTATGAGTCTGTAACTACTCAAGTTGTACCTCAGCAACCTATTGTTTTAGAAGATATAGGTAATGGTAAACAAAAATTTGTCTTCTTTAAAAAAGTTCAAGAAACCGAATTAGTTAACATTAGCATAAACGACCCTATTCCAGCAGATGTTGCAGGCTTAGATGAATATGGAGATATTATTATGGAAAAAGAAGAGGTTGCCATCTTTAGAGGAGGTTGGCTAGACAGAGACGGTCAACTTGTTAAAGATATTCCTTCTATTAATGAAGATGCTGCCTTAACTGTTACCTTTGATGAAACGCCAGTACCTAGAACTGTTTACACCAGACTTCAAGCCGGAGATAGAAAATCAATAGTTAGAAGATCCTCATGAACTTATTTCAAGATTTATTCAAGTATAAGCTAGAAAGGCTTTATGATTATAAGAAGACTAGAAAGGATAATAGGCTTAATTTAGGATATGACTATAAAGATAGACTATTAAATGATAACATTTCTCAACACTTACAAAGAAACGACATAATTCAAACGTTTCTTTTGTTTATGAATGATTATTTCTATAGAGTAATAGGTTCTATAAAGAATTTACAAGGGTATAAAAATTATACTATTAAAAAAGACGATACTAAAATACGATAATGTTTCAGAAGCTACGTTTCTTTAGAGGTACTGAGCACGATCTTAATTTAGTGCAAGATACTGATGGCATTTACAGAGGTACGGTTCATATGGATCCTGTTTCTACAGGTCTTTATGAAACTGTAAACCTATTTGTAATGGAAGAAGTTGAGAAGGATAACCAAGTTTGGTTAAACTACCCAACGTCTAACTCTCCTTTCGGAAGTACGCTGAATTTTAAGTGGTTGAATGACTTTGATACGTCAAATGATATTATCATGTATGGCACTAAGTTAGAAGAGGGTGTCGTAAAAATAGATGTTAAGAAAGAACAGGGATTTGATCTGATCGACATTATTGATAATAACCTATTAGAAACCTATTTTGACGTAAGTGTTGCTCTTGACGATGGTCTTAATTTTTGTTTAAACTATCCTAACGATGGATTTCCAAATGATTGTGTATTTGCACCTGAACTAACTTTAAAGAGAGGATTTACTTATATTTTCGATCAAAGCGACGTAACTAACCAACCATACGTATTGGCGTTTTCTGAAACACAAGATGGTGAAAATCCAGATGGATCTATTGCAGAAACGTATACAAACGGAGTAGAATATTCAGGAAATCCAGGTACAAACGGTTTGTTAACTTTTAATGTACCACTTGATGCTCCAGATACTCTTTACTATTTTTCTCCAGGTGGAGTTATTTTCAATGAGTCTTTGGGTAACGTCATTAACATTGTTGATGCTGATACAGATTCTGACGATGATGGATTTAAGGAGGTCGAAAACCTAAATAATTCCGCAATAGCAGTTAACGTAGCATTAATGTCCTTAGATGAAGGAAGACATCACCGCACACTTCAAATATACGAAAAAGATTCCGTATCTGAAAATATTATTGCTGAAATTAAATTTTACGGTGAAGTAGAGGGAGAAGATGAAAGGCTAAAAGTTATGCTCAATAACCTTGGAGCTAGGCTGGAGGAAGCAGACTTTTTATTGTTTAAGGACCACGACATTACCGAAATGGCTCCTGACTTTATTCTTTTGAATCAAAAGAGAAAGGAGTTACTCTTAGAGTTGCATGATATTAAACCGTTCGTGGGAACTTATAAGGCGATACTTAATGCTATCGATTTCTTCGGCTATAACAATATTACACTTAAGGAATATTGGATGAACATTGACGATACTAGTGATCGTTTCGGTAAGTTAAAGGCAATTCCAGTTCCTAACTCGTCAACATATGGAGAGCTACAAAGAAAGATGATGTCGATCAAGGTGCCTTCGAGTACTCTTAAGAAGACAAGTCGTTTTAGCTTAGTATACAAGATAAATGTACCTAACGGAGAGTTTGACTACTGGGATATTCCAGAAGTTGATGAGGTGTTCGACTTTACGCCCGAAGAAGTTCTTATAAAGTTATACGGCTTGAAGGACAAGTTGCAAAGAGAGTACTTGCCACTGAACGCCAAGATAGTTGACATTACTGGAGAAGGAGACTTCTTTGCTCAAAAAAGCATGAACTTTTGGAACAACCAAAATGGTATTGCTTTATTTACAGAGGGCCACGACATTAAGTTCGACGTTCTTCCAAAGGATAGAAATTTGTATGTTGAAGATTTCGCGCTTATCTTGAAGAACATATACGATGAGAATGATATTACACTAGCCGACGATTATAACGATCTACTAAATCTGGATTTTAACCAATATGGTGAACTAAGCGGAGACATAAGAGACGTTAACGGAGAAGTTGTTACTCAAGGACAAAGATCGATATTGAGAGACCAATATTTTGAGTTCTATGAGAATTACTTTCAAGGTCCTTTAGATACGTTTAACCAAGATATTCCGGTTGGGTGTCCAATAACTCTAGACGGAACCGAAACATTTACTTACACATGGGACGACGCTGAGTTTAATTGGAACGATGCAATGGACTCTAATCAAAATTTAGGCGTAACTTGGAAAGATTGGTGGAAGCGTTGGGTCTACGAGATCGAATGGGTAGTTACAGGTCCTCGTGAATATTCAGAATCGTTTAGAGGTCCGACAGATGACTTTCTAGTATTTCCTATGGCATTACCATATGAGGGTCAGTACAGTGTTGAGATGAGAACCTACGATTTATTCGGTCACAGATCTTATGAGTATAGAGAAAATACAATTGACGTTAAACTTAAAGACGTTGAAATTTATGGACTCTATAAGTGGATGGAGACTATGCAGTGGAGAGATACTGATACAGATTGGAATTCTACTGGTGGAGTTTGGTCTATGCCATTGAACAATACTCAATATACTGATGACATTTTATCTACTTTCTACTTGTCAATGGATCGAGCTAACTACTTGCACGATGAGACACATAGTATTAACACTTCTATGGTCAAAAGATACTTGGACATTTATTCTGAAACTGGCTTTTCTGAAACAGCTGGTCCATATCAATGGAATAACTGTGAGTTTAGATGGAATGATGGTCAACACAATTGGTGGGATGCTACAGTAGTTGGAATGGATCTAACAGCCTCATTTAAAATACTTGGCTTATCGGCTAATGAGACGTTGACAATCGAACATACTGATCCAAGTACCGGTGAGACAAAGGTTGGAACATTTACGCCTACTGTTTCTCCAGCTAGCCCTAACTCTCTAGCGGATTGGCAACAACTAGTAGATGAATTGAATGCATCTGAAGATGAGGTTATAAGTAAATTTAATTACAACATTATATATGTGGACTATGACGGAGATGGTACTACTGATTCTACAGGTGAGTGGATTCCAGTAGATGGCGATGAAGATGGTCAAGTAGCCGATGGTGGAGGACCAGCAATAGACGACACTGACGATATACCTCTTCAAAATATATTAGCTGCTAATATACTTGCAGTAGGTAAGAACTATTCAAGATATAATGACTTTGATGATGTCTATGCGGTTGATGCTAACGATCAAGTGTTGGATGGAAAAGTAAGAGGTAAATTACATTGTATTCACCATAATCCTACATTTGATAATGTAAGAGTCTTTAGAGATTTTGCAGAAGTAGAAAGGTCAACTCACTTAACTATTTCGGCCGATGTTACCAAGATGGCTGGAATCAAGAATCAAAAGTGGACAATTTCTAATTCTATAAGCTCTGAAGCGAATGATATATACTATGATGATATGTGGTTAACATACATCTTCCAATATCCAGGATATTACACGATAAGACTAGATGTGGAAGATACAAATGGTAACGTAAACTCTATCGAAAGAAATATGCTAAAAGTAAAATAACGTAAAAAATGGCTAACATTACTGAAATTTTAGGAACTGATTCCTTATCTTCGTCTAGAATTACTATTAATGGTAATTTCTCCTCGTTGAACAATGAGTTGGCGGATATTTCCACATTACTAGATACTACAACTTCTACTATTGCGGGCATGTCTTCTATTCAGACCGAAACTATTACTGTTCAAGACGGCGGTACACTTATTGCAAGTGCTAACGCAAATGTATTCCAAATTGGAGTAAGTTCAGAATTTGATAAAGAAGTTTCTT